TCATTGGTCAGCCCTCCGATCGATTTTCAAAAACCGCTCGATTTCAGCCAGAAAGAGAGAGCCAATCTGTGCCATGACGATGCCCGTAAAACGAGCGAATTCCTCGTTGCTCATGGGACGGCAGGGATTCTCTCGCGTCTCAAAAAACCATGCATGAGCGACCTCATGCCAGAAGGTGGACAGACGCGCCGCAGGTGGAATTGCATCGGAAACACAAATTCGATGCTTGGTTGAATCGCATATGCCCCGCGCATTGCGTCCCAGATATGGGATCAGCCCAGGGAAAAGATAGAGCTTGTATTCATACGGACCTACAGGCACCGTCATGCAGGCCAAGGACAATAGCTTGGTCTCCAAGGCTTGCTCATCATCCAACGCTGGCACGCTCCAGCCCAATGCAGGCGGAGTCGCCAACAAAAAAGCGCTGCTGGATGCAGCATTTGCAGGCATTGTGATGCGTTCATTGACTGGCACGGGGCGTGGCTTCCTTGCCTCGTTTACGATGGCGGAAAGCATTTTGGGCTTGCGCCTGCTGGTGAGTTCAGATAACATGTGACAGACCCTTGTTTACGTGTTTGATCCGTGGAAAGTGAAGACACGTGGGCAAGGGTCTTTTCATTTTCAGACCCCACTGCCAAATCTTTGCAGGCTCCTTTCGATGCTGAGGCAATTGTCTGATTTTCAAATTCAGCTTACTTTATTCGATATTGACAGTCAACATCTAGTTAGTTAGCATTTCATCATCACTACACCGATATTGGAGATGGGCTATCATGGACGATATGCGTAAGTCGCCGAGCAAACTGACTGAAAAACTGGTCTTTCTTTCGAAGCAGAAAGGCGTCACCAATATTGAAGTGGCGAGGGCTATCGGTGTCAGTCCTCAGCAGTACGGTTATTACCTTTCAGGAGCTATGCCAGGGCTAGCTGCTCTGGTGAAGCTGGCGGAATTTCATGGAGTTCCGCTGGAATGGTTCGCAGATGATGAAGCCCCTGCTGACAAGCCGCCGCGTCGTCTGGAAGCTGTCTCTGACCAAGAGCTGATGGCTGAAGCAGCCAAACGATGGACCAATGTTTTCCTTCGTCTCAATGCATTGATTGACCGGGCCGAAAAAATCGATTGGGAGTCAATCATTCAGAAACTGCGTAAACGCGATTGGGCTCTTACTTCCCAAGCACCAGGCGGCATTATTATGAGGGATCAAGATCCTCATGATGTCGTGTTGTTGTATCTTGGCGTCGCCATGGAATGTGCGCTGGATACGCTTGATTCTGTCCAGGTTGCTTTCAAAATCTCTGCTAAAAATGAGGGGGAATTGCAGCAGATTTTGGGGGCAAATCAAGCTGAAAATGGTAGTGTTAGTATTGATCCAGCACGTCAATACATTGCGAACCGCATTCTTGCCCTTTTTGAGCGTGCATATCCTGGCTATTCGCAGTTCGCCCCAGTGCTGGCCTTGGCGAATATGAATCTTAGCACGCGTGTTTACGTGGCAAGCGATGAGCTGGATAAACTCGATCAAGCCCTTCAAGCCTGCGGCGTCTGATTCTGCCTTATAGCTCGGCGTTTTCTAGTGCTCCTGTCTTCAGCATGGAGGCTGGCGTTATGGCAATAAGCTATGAATTCTCGCAATGGCGGGTAGTGATTCCCCTGCAGCAGACTCAGGCATTCCAGAAAGCTGGCTCAGTTGAGCGTTTTCTCGATGGCATCTGGGCCGATGCCAGGGCGGAAGTTATTCGCAGGCGATCACGCCCCCCGTATTACACGCTCTCGGATGAAGACGATGCCAGGCGGGAAATGGATAGCTCGCTGAGAATGGCCTTCTTTGAACGGATGAAGGAAGATCTCAGGGGCGGCATCTATGGCGATGACGGTGAAATTCTTGAGGAAGCAGCAGGCAATTTCAGGGAGTGGATGCTTGAATTTCGCGAGCTGCTGAATGCCGACCTGAAACGCCGGGTTAAGCTGCATTCTCGCCAGATTATCCATCTCAAGCGGATGTCTGCTGTTCACCAGGCAGGCAATCTTGCGGGGTTCGTAACCGAGTGTCGAGCCAAGGCGATCAGTTATTTGAGCCAGCGCACGAGCCGCCGCCTGGATCGATTCATTCCCTGGATCCATAAACTCGCCGTCAAGGCGGAGATGCACAATCACATGTCTGCCGCCGTGCGTAACGAAGTCAAAGAGTATTTCGTCACTGATGCGACACTCATGCGATTCATGCGGCTCGCTGAATTCGGCAGGCCTGGTCTGGCCCTGGCGTGGATCATGCTGGCCATTATTTCAAGCATTCGATTTATGCGCATTTACCTTGCGCTGCACTGGCAATTCCATAAGGCGATGAAAACCGCCTGATCTTCGGAGGCACGGATGCCGACGCTATTTGAAATCATCGCTGCTCCTGGCTCAGATCTGCGGATGCTTGAGCGTCGCGGCCTGACGTCCGCAGAATGGCAGGACCGTAACAATGGTCTGGGTGGCTGGTTGAACATTGGCAATCGGTCAGGCATGCGTACAACCGAAGCGGGGTCATATGCGATGGTCGCTCCTGTGTTCGCCTGCGTGCGTGCCCGAGCGGATGCATTGGGGTCGATGCCTTTGCGTGTGGGCAATGCCCAGGATGAGATTCTCGACGCGGGGCCACTGGTCGATCTGGTCGAACAACCTGCTCCTGGCCTGACGACGCGCAACTTCTGGCGTGCGACGGAGACCCACCTGCTTTTGTTCGGTCGATCGCATTGGCACATCAACGCATTGCCCGGCGGGCAGCCTGTGAAGATAGATCCGTTGCATCCGCTCCTGATGCAGGCGCAGCGTGACCCGGTCACAGGCGGGCTTGCAGGCTGGCTCTACACGCCCCCGGGCAGCAGCAGGCAGGAACGATTAACGACGGATGAAGTTCATACGATCGTTGATCCTGACTACGAAAACCCTGCCGATCCATTCAGCGGCCTGTCACCCCGTAAAGCCGCTGCGATGGCGATTCGCCAGTATTTCGCGGCCGATGTGGCAAACCAGGCGAGTTTGGACAATGGCGTGGCTTTGGATGTGATCCTAGCAATCGACCCCAATGTCTCCCTGACTGAGGAACAGTACCTACGCGTAAAGGAGCAATTCCGCGAAAGACAGTCCGGTGTCGAAAATCGCCGTAAAACCTTCGTGCTGGAAGGCGGTGCAAAGGTGCATCAAATGTCGGCCAATTACACCGACATGGAATTTTCCGAGCTCAAGAAAATGAGCCGGACAGACATTTGCGCAGTGTTCAACGTACCGCCCTCCGTGTGTGGGTACTTCGACGATTCAAACTATGCACATGCCAACAGCGCCGAAGAAAGCTTCTGGCTTCGCACGATCCTGCCTCGGGCTGCGTGGCTTGCAGAGGAGTTTGAGCGGGCGATTGTCAGCCGATTCGAGCGGGATCGTTCCCTGGGCATGACGATGGCCCAGCGTCGAGCCATGACGCCGCGTGACCACATGGGACGTAGCTTTGCCCGTTCGACCCGCCAATCGAACAAAAACCAGCTGTATTGCTGGTTCGATGCATCGGGAATCCCTGCGGTTCAACGCGCGATGGCACAACAGGCCGACGCTGCCACGAAGTGGGTGGCCCTGGGCGTCCCGCTGAGCGACTTCATGCATGCCCACGATGTCGGCTATGCCCGCCATCCCTGGCAGAAAACCTGGTGGCGTGATCCGTTCAAGATCGACGCCAGGGAAGACGCGGAAAGCCAACTGGATGACCCTGCAGGCCCGTCCGCTGATGATCTGACTCTGGAAGACGGCCCAACTCAGCAAGGCCTGCCTGCGGACGGCAAACGCTCTCTGCTGCCAGACACGCGCGACCTGAGCGAGAAGCAGAAGGCTGCCATCTGGCAGATGCATCGTCGCAGTTACTTGAGCCTTGAGAAAACGCTGCAGTCCAAGGTTCGCGGCCATTTCAACGAGCTGCGCAACGAGACCCTGCGCAACCTGGAGCGTGAAGCGCCTCAGCTCAAGGCCCTGGGCAAGCAGGTCATTCAGCGCGATGTCATCGGCAGAATTCTGTTCGATGTGTTCAAGGCTGACAATACGCTGGTTGCGCGCGTTGGCCCCCTGATCCGTGAAGCCGTTCGCCTGGGCGGTAATCAGGCCATGCAGGAAGCCGCTGATGCAACCGGCAAAGCGCAGGCCGACCTGTTTCGCATTGAAGACCCACGTGTGATCGAAAAGATCAAGGCGCGTACGCAGGCCATGGCCCGCGTGAATCACACTTTGCGTCGGAAGATCAGCGAATCGCTGGCACAAGGCGTCCAGGAAAACGAGACCACTGCTCAGTTGGCAGATCGTGTTCGCAAGCAGTTCAACTTTGCCAATGCTCGCGCACGGACTATCGCCATGACAGAAGTCGGAGCGGGCGTTGAGGAAGCCCGCCAGGAGGGAAGAACGCAGGCTGGGACGCCCATGAAGTCCTGGCTGTGGTCGCGGAAAGAGACCGGCAGGCATTGGCATTTCGACACCGAAACTGCCACGACCCAGACACCTGTCGCCAACGATAGCCCATTCACCATTGCCAAGACAGGCAGCCAGGCCATGGGACCAAGGCTAAGCGGCGAAGCGAAGGATGACATTAACTGCGGCTGCAGCACGTTGAGCCGCTACCCAGGTGACAGCTTGAAGGCCGTCATTGACCGCTACATGACACGAGGCTTTCTGACGTATGAGCAGCTGCTTCAGCGTGATGCCCAGGCAAGCCAGACACAGGACGTAAAGAAGCCATGAACACGATGCCCCCAGACAGACTGATTGACCTGTTCCTGGATGCCTCCCACCGTGACGTGGAGCCACGCCAGGGCCAGATTGGCCATGCTCAGATGCAGCTCAAGAGCGTGGATGAAGCCAGTCGGCAGATCCACTTTCTCTGCAGCACGGGCCAGGTAGATCGCTATGGCGAAGTGGTAGACCCTGACGCCCTCAAAGCGGCGATCCCAGGCTTCATGCTCAATCCGGTGTTTGTCGCTGGCCATCAGTACAGCGCCCCAGGCGGTGAGCCGACCGTCATTGGCCACTGGAATAAACTGTGGGTCAGCGGGGATGGCCTGGAAGGCATCGCTCAGTTCGACGATGAAGATCCACTTTCGCTTCGCTATTGGAACCTGTATCGCAAGGGCCATATGCGGGCAGTGTCTATCGGGTTTGTGTCCAAAGGCTGGGAGATGCGCGAGCTCAAGCAGACGGATGGTCAAGTGCGCCGTGTGCGTGTGTTCACGGAAGTGGATCTGCTTGAAATCTCTGCTGTCACCATCCCGGCCAACCCTGCAGCTCTCATGCGTGCGGCGTCTTTTTCTCCTGGGAATGCGCACGGCAAAGCCTCAGAGCATGACGCTATTCACGAGGCAGTCAAACGTGCTTTAAACGACCTTCTAACCGCTGGAACTGATGTCAGCTTTACCCGCTCACTCGCGCTGGAAATCGTCGATGTGATGCGGAGCTGCCAGGGCCTTGGCGGAGATGAATATTTCGACGATTTCCCCAACGATGAAAGCGAGCCCGATTCATCGGCGGCGTCTCAGGGCAATGAAGATGAAACGCTTAAAGCCATTCTGCGTGAGGCCCTGCCTCATCGCATGGCGTAAGGAAATCAATCATGCCTCCTACTACGATGGACCATGAAACCAAAGAATTGATCGGACAGTTCCGGGAATTCGTCAGCACGATGCCAAAGCTCCAGCAGGCTGTGAGTCAGCTGGAAGAGCAGATGCGAGGCATTCCGTCGACGATTGAAAACAAACTCCATGCTGTGCGTCAGACGATGTTCGACCCGCGCGGCAATTATCGCGGCCTGATGGGAACCGAAGCCCATGCTCGTGGCTTTGGCCTGCTGGCCATGGCGATGATCGGTGGCGACCAGCGAGCCGCCAGTGCCTTGCGCAGTGAGTTCAAGGACATCGCCCAGCGTGCGATGGGAACCGATACACAGGCCGGGGGCGGTGGCCTGGTTCCCATTGAGTACAGCAGCCGCATCCAGCGTCTGGTGGAAGAAGCGGGTGTGTTCGCCGCCAATGCATTCCCCATGCCAATGACTTCCGACTCGCTGACCTTCCAGCGTCGGGCGACTGGGCTGAGTGTCTTCAAGACGGGTCAGAACCAGCAGGCTCAGGAAAGCCAGCCCAAGTTCACGACGGTGAATCTCAACGCGGATGAATGGAACACGCTCTGTTTGTTCCCCAAGTCCGTGGAAGAAGACGCCGCCGCTGCCCTGGGCGAACTGCTGGCAATGGAAATCGCCCAGGCGTTCGCGGAGGCGCTCGATACCCATGGCTTCATGGGCGATGGCACGCCTGACAGCTTGGACGTGTGGGGTCTGGTCCCTCGGTTGAAGGCCATCAATGGCACTGATGACGGCGGCGGCCTGGTGCTTGGCTCAGGCAACGCCTGGTCTGAGCTGGTCGAAGCAGACTTCCTCAAGGTGGTTGGCCAGCTGCCGCGCTACGCTCAGGCCAATGCCAAGTGGTATTGCAGCAGTGTGTTTTTCTGGACGGTCATGGCCAAGATCACGCTGGCCAAGGGTGGCGTCACTGCGGCTGAATTCGCCGGTGAACGCAAACTGATGTTCCTGGGCTTCCCCGTGGAAATCGTCAGCGCGATGCCTACGTCTGAGGCGAACAGTCAGGTTCCTGTGGTGTTCGGTGACCTGCGTCTTTCCTCCACCCATGGTCGCCGCAAGGATCTGACCATCGACCGCAGTGACCACGTGCGTTTCATTGAACGACAGGTGGCTGTCCTGGCTACGCAGCGTCACGCGGTGGCGAACCACACGCTGGGCGATGCCACGACGGCAGGCCCCATGATTGGCCTGATCACTGCCGCTTCCTGATACCCCATAAGGAAGAGGTAATCGTTCAAGTCGTTTATATAAACAACAAGCCTCCATGCATGGAGTAAACCATCATGAATGAACTTCAAACCACGAAAATCTTCAACGCCATCGCACCGGGTGTCATCCGTGATGATGCAGCGTTTCCAAGCTTTGTCATCGACAAGGCTGATCTGGATGGGGCGGACTATCTCGAATTCATTGTCAGTCTGGGAGCAACGGATATCGCCATGGCTCAGCTCAAGGTCATGGAATCTGATGTTCGTACAGACTCCACGACATTGGGCGGCAGCCCTTCCCCGGTGAAGGAAGCCACAACCAAGCCTGGTGCCGACGATGACAACAAGGTGGCGGTTTTTGGTGTTGACCTTCGCAAGAGCCGTAAACGCTTCCTGCAGCTCCAGGCGACCGCAGGCAATGGTTCGACGGGAACCTATCTGAGTGCCATTGCTGTGGCCCGGCGTCCTGTGGAAGCGTCCAGCGATGCGGCTCGTCGCAACCTTCTGTTCGCAGAGTATGTCTGA